GATTTGCCTCTGATCACTTTGGGTAATGCTCGGGCAAACATCGAGAAAGACCAGGCCATCAAACTTCCACTTGAAATGAATGCTGCCAGCGCAGCCATCATTGATCCCAATCTGGATTACACAGCCATGTTCGTTTTCTTTGACTTCTTGCCCGATGCAGCCGACACAGAATAAAAACTAGCAATTTACAGGTATACATCAGGAGACTAGAAAAGGAGTAACGAATGAGTCTATACGACCAATTCAAAACGGATACAGATACCGAAAAATCTGGTATTTACTACACGGTTTATGGAGAAGATGGTGAAGATCTTTTTCGCATTTTGATTGCTCGTGCCGGCGGTGCGAACAAAGCTTTTGAAAAAGCTCAAGAACAAGAAAACAAAAAGTACAAACGCCAAATTGCGACTGACAATCTGTCACTTGCAAAACGAACTAAGCTCATGATTGGCATTTATTCCAGGACAGTCATTCTCAATTGGGAACTTTGGATTGATGATAAATGGATTCAAGGCGTTGACGTTGACGGTGATGGTGAGGTTGTTCCGTTCACCAGGGAAAATGTCATTAAAATTCTTCAAGAAAATGAAGAGCTTTACACTGATGTGGCCGCTGAAGCCAATCGCCTTAGTAATTTCAGAAAAGCTGAACAGGAAGAAGAAGCAAAAAACTAGTCGAGGTTCTGCTTTACGCTTTAGAGCAAGGGCCGACTGAAAAATCCATCATCCAACAGGCTTTGAGAATGAGCAGGCCTATTCCAGATGCCATTTTAAACGCCCCAGACCTTGAAATGGGTTTGGGGTTATATCAATCGGCTTTTTGGGATTTAGATACGTGTAGACGCAACAATGACACCTCCAAGGGCCCTATCCCATGGACAGCCATATTCACATATTGTGAGCAGTACCATATTGAAGGTGACCAGCGCGACGATATGTTCTATCATATAAGTGAGATGGATCATGCATATCTTGATTTTCACGCTCCAAAGGACTGATAATGGCTGACGCTAATCAATTTGCAAAAAGAATGGCAAAACTCGCCTTCAATATTGAGGCCAATTCATCAGAAACAGTTCAAAAAGCTGCATTGGCGATCGATGCTCAAGTGGTGATCAGCACCCCGGTGGACACCAACAGAGCAAGGTCAAATTGGCTTGTGGGCATAAATGGACCGATTACCGAAGAAACCGATGATTTTCCAAAGGGCAAAAAGGGCAGTGGTGGTGCAGCGGCCACTAGGGCTGCAAAGGAAAAAGGAAAAAGACAGATTCTAAAACACAAGCCGGGTCAGTCAATTTACATCTCAAATAATGTAAAATATATCAATGACTTGAACAGAGGAACTTCCATACAAGCGCCAGCGATGTTTGTTCAAATGGGGGTTCTTGCGGGAGTCAAGGCAGTCAAAGGCGTGAAGCTTTTAAAACGAGGATAATTTAGTGGTCTCTGAACGATTAGACATCATTGTTAATGAGCGCGGCGGGAAAGCTGTTCGCAAGAACATTGCGTCAATTGGATCCCAAGCGGTAAAAACACAGAAGACAGTTGGCAGGAGCGCCGTTGTCATCAGAAAAGATGTCAACAAAATAGGGGAAGAGGCCAAAAACACAACTAGCGCGATTGGCGGCATGAGAACAGCCTTTATCGCACTGGGCGGGCTTTTGGCCTTGAGGGAATTCGTCAGGCTCTCAGATGATTTGACCAACGTTCAAAACAGATTACGCCTTGTCACCACTGGGACCGAAAATCTCACAGCTGTGACGAGAGAATTATTTAACATTTCAAATAGAACAAGATCCAGTTTCAGGAGCACCGCTGAGCTTTATGCCCGGACGGCATTGGCTACCAAGGAATTGGGATTGACCCAAAAACAAACACTTGAATTCACGGAAAGCCTCAACCAGGCTGTCATTTTATCGGGCGCATCTGCTCAAGAGGCGAGCGCCGGAATCATTCAGTTGTCACAAGGTTTGGCGTCTGGCACTTTGAGGGGTGACGAGCTTCGATCTGTTTTAGAGCAGCTGCCTGCTGTGGCCGATGTGATCTCTGCAAGCTTGGGTGTGACAAGGGGTGAATTGAGAAAATTAGGTGAAGAAGGAAAGATCACGGCTGAAACAATTATCACTGCATTTGCTGAAGCTAAGACATCTCTTGCTGAAGATTTCGCCTCCACGGTTCCAACTGTTGGGCAAGCTTTTGTTGTTTTGAAAAACAATGTCACTGAAGCTCTTGGAGACTTCAATGAGGCAACTGGATTGACGGAGAATCTGGCCGGGGCCATTATTGTTTTGGGTGACAATGTTGATGTGTTGTCAAAGGTGTTCTTGACCGCGGCCATTCCATTGGCCACTTATTTCACTCTGTTGAAAGTTCAGTCAATTGTCACTGCCACGGGCGCTGTCGCAGCTTTGACAGTCACCACGGCGGTGCAGGGCCCGGTCGTCACCACGCTCGCTGCTCGGTGGGCAGTTCTCAATGCAGTTGTCGCAAGAAACCCCTTCATCTTTGCTGCCGTGGCAGTCGCAACGATCACTTCTGCAATTGTTGTCTGGGGTTCTGAGGCCGATGAAACAACCAAAAAGATTGGCGATCTTGAAGATGCAACAAGGAAATTGGCACTTGTAGAAATTCCAAGAGATTCGCCGCTCGGACTTGCAGTCCCTACTGCCGGAAACATCCCTGCGCTTCCCGAAGTTGATGTGTCAGACAGAGCTCTTAGCAGGGCTCTCGATGAAGACGCAAGAGCCCTTGAACAGTTTGAGGACAGAGTTGAAAAGGCAAGCATTACCCTTAACGGCGCGATTGAAAGGAATCTTATTTCACTCAAGAAGGAAGCTGACTTAATCAGATTGACCACTCGCGAGAGAGCTGTTGAAGTAAGGGTCACAAAAGAATTGGCAAAACTCAAAGGTGTTTTGAGAAGAGACTTGCCGGGTGTCACTGACGCGATAAGAGAACAAGTTATTTTCAATCAAAATCTTAGAGACCAAGACGCTGCCCTGCAAGCAATTGAAAAGCCTGTTGAAGTGTATAACGCTAAATTAAAAGCCCTTATTGCGCTAACTAATGCAGGCGCTATTTCGCAAGAAAGATTTATTAGGGAGATAGAGAAAACTGCATTGGTTAGAAATCTTCTTGATACTGTGCAGGACATATCGGGAACCCCAGAAAGTGGAAGGATCATTGCGCTGGAACGGGAACGTGATCAGCGCAAGACCATTCTCGAAGACGCTCAAAATGCCGAGTTGATTAGCCGGAGACAGTTCAACCTTCAAATTAAATTGAACGATCAAAAATTTGCAACAGAATCCAGTTTGTTGTTCGTTGAAAGGGAAGCTATTCTCAAACGATTAAATGGACCGCAAGAAAAAGTCAACAACCAATTGGCGTCTCTAAACTCACTGATGGACGAAGGGAAAATAAGTGCTGCTCAATACGCAGTTGCCCTGAGAGACATAAATCGGGCGAACGTAGCCCTTGAAAATAGTATCGGTTCACTTGACGCGGAGTTGACAGGAGACCCTTTTGCAATGGAACTTGAAGCGCTGAAGCAGCATCAAGAAAATCGCTTGGCAATAATTGACAAGGGAGTTGCAGCCGGTGTTCTGTCTGTTGAAGAAGGTGAAAGACGTAAAACATTAGCTGTTCAAAAACACGCTGATGAACAATTGGAAGTTGAGTCGAAAAAGAATCAATTAATAGCCTCATCGACAGGAGACCTGCTTTCCAGTTTAGCCAGTGCTGCAAGATTACTCGCAGAGCAAAGAGGGTCGGATGGCAAGAAAGAATTCAGAGCAGCTAAGGCACTCGCAACTGCTACGGCAATCATCAATACCGGATTGGCCGTGACCGGAACTTTGAAAAACGAAAAATTGTTAGCCGCTTATCCTGCCAATATTATTGCTGCCGCTGCAATTGGAGTTCAGGGGGCGGTTCAAATCGCAATAATTCAAGGACAGCAGTTCCAAGACGGTGGCTTCGTAACTGGTCCTGGCGGACCTCGTGACGATCTCATTTCAGCTCAACTGTCAAATGGTGAATTCGTAGTGAACGCTAGGGCAACCGAAGAAAACCGTGGCCTTCTTGAGGCAATCAATTCAGGAAATCGTCAGAGCGGTCAAAGGTCATCGTTCAATCCTGGTCCAAGCGGTGCCAATGTTAATATTGTTGTCAACAACCTGTCAGGCAACGAAGTGGACGTACAAACGACCGAGACAACAGGCGGTGGGCTTGATATTGAGGTTGTTGTCTCCAAAGTTTCTGATCGACTGGCTTCTGATTTCACTAATGGCCAAGGTTCACTCACGAAAGTCATTAAGAATTCTCAAAAAAGGAAGTTTTAAATGCCTTATGCTGTTTGGCCGGTATCCCTTGAAAACCCTGATAGGCCCATGCAAATTGATGGTGCGTTGCCTTTGGTTTCAAGCCAAACTCAACAACATGGAAAATATGTTGCCATTAGAGATCGGACACGCCCAGTCGTGAACGCAACTGCTTCGATGCTTTTTGACCCGGCTGATTATCAAACAATTATCACGTTTTGGCGTGACACTCTATTTAGAGGAAAGAAATTATTTCTCGCGCCTTGGATTGCGCTTGCAAATTATGATGGTTACGCAGCTCGTTTGATCAACCACACAACCGGAACCAATGGACAGGCCCCTGTCATCAATTTAAAAATTCAACTTGTCCCGGATGTCTTGCTTGATGTGACCCAGACAGTCCCTGAGATTTGGCCACCAGCACCATGACTTTAAAAGAATTCCCAGAAAAACTATTCGAACCCAAGGCAGGAGGTTTCCGCAAAGCGCCCAAGGTTTCAAATAGTTCAATCAAAACTGATTCAGGTATTGAGCGAATCAGGACTATTGTTGATAGTGATGCCTATGTGTTCAGCGCAATATTCACATTTTCAGAATTGTCTCAGCGCACTTTGTTTGACAACTTTTTGAAATATGATGTCAATTATGGTAGGGATTGGTTTGAAGCGGATTGGCTGACTGGTCTGGGCTTTGGTGCAGGCACTCAGGCATTCATCATCACCAACTTAAGAGAATTTCAATCAGGCTCTTCAAGGGGTTACACGGCCACAGTAATTATGCAGCCGGTAGCTGATGCGCCGGATCCAGATGTTGATTGGCCAGATAATTTGACTGATCCAGGCTTTCTTGATCAAAGATTTGCTTGCATAAGCCCATCTTCAAATATTGTGACTGTGACCTCTGCCTCAGTATTCACTCTAAAAGCGGGCGAAGTCGCTAGAGCAAAGTGGCGGGTGGGCTGGGTGCTTGACTTATTTGACCTACAGGATGGTTCGGTGGTTGCCCAGGATGAGGCCATTCTAAGCTTGAGCACTGACCAAATAACACTGGTGGCGCCATTTTCGACGTTGCCTGTGGCGGATTTGCATGGAATCCGCTTTTCTGAATATGATAATGTGGTTGCTTCACAGAAGAATTTCGGTTTCGTTTCGGATGATGATAATGATTTTCCCTCTGACAGTGGGAAAGCTTATAGAATCATGTACGGCTAGGTATAATATACGGATAAATTATGAGCGTTTTAAGAACTATTAATGATGCATTGATCGCAGCGCGACAGCCTGTTTCAGAGGATCTGAAAAAGCGTGAGCGCGACAACGCACTTCTCAATGAGAGGTCCATTTTCACTGATGCCAATGGCCTGATGGCCGGTGCAGCTGATAGCGTTGTCGGTGGAACCGTGGTTGACACGAACCCGACAAGCGGCCAAATCTTTGAAGACAATCAATACAATGACCGCTACGTTCAATTTAAATCAGGCGCCATTTTCACAAACAATCCATTTTCAAGATTTAAAATAACGGCGACTAGCTTTGCCTCGAAAAATTTCTCAGTGGCCGAAGACCTTCAGGCCCTTGGAGCCTTGGCGGGCGACACCTATTTAATTATGGGTCATGATCATAGTGGCCGTGCAGATGACATGGGTGAGCAGATTGATTTTAAGGACTTGATCAATCGTGCTGAAGGATTGCCCATGTTGCAGGCGCTGGTCGACGCGATCATGGACCCTGACTCCAATCGATTGGTTGCCACGAAAGCAAATCCATTTAGAACTTTGGATGACAGTCAGACTGAAGAGAATGGAATCTTTGAAGTGGCGGCAACCGTGGGAAACCCATTCAGCCATACTTTTAATCACACTCTCAACAATATTCCCACATACATTATCGTTCATTCAACCATCAATAGAGGCGGCACTATAACTGAATTCTTGGCTCATTGGACATCAGGCCAAGTGGCCGTGCAACGTCATCAGATCTCCGTGTTTCAAGACATGGCGACAAACACGCATAACGCTGTTGCAAATATGAACGCCACGCCTCAACCAACACTTCCAGATAACACAACTGCCGATGTGGACATTAGAAATGTCGGCAGCAGCTCTTGGGATCTTATTTGCGATGATTCTAAGGGAACACAAACATACAAAGCTTTGGTCTGGTTCGGGTAATATGAAAAAGAAAACTGGTAAATGCTACGTCAAATTGAATGAAAAGGGTGAGGTTTGTCTTAAGACAGACACTCCGACTGATGACAGTTGGATTGAGGCAAAAGATTGGAATGTTCAATTAGGTGATCAATTGGACGGTGACAAAGGCGCTGATTTATCGAAGCGCAAAATTAGCGAGGCAGAGCTTTGGTCATGGGCACAACTATTCCACATCGACGGCGGCGCAGGCGACACCACGGTCCGCTGGGCCGATTGCTTAGTTATAAACGCCCCAAATCAAATGACTGAAACCGACTGGGCCGATCTGCGAGCTTTCTGGAAAGCGAATAAGTGACCCATGCCATTCGACTTCACTGAGGTTTGGGAAGAGGCCGCTGCCTCCAATCCTGACAACGTCACTCACACTGACACGATCACCTTAAATCATTCAACGTTTCCAGCTCCAGTTAGGCTTGCTTTGACCGATAAAGATGTCACGCTTGATGGCGATCTTTATGAAGGCATTCAGTTTGACAGCACGCTGCCTGTCATGGAAGCAAAATCATCTGGCGGCTTAGTTCTAAATATTGCGGATATTGATTTTAATATCGGTTCTTTGTTGGATGCTGTGGTTGCCACCTTAGAACCAATGAGCGTATTATGGAAAAGTTTTCTTTCAACTCAGACAGTTGCCCAGGCAGAATTTTCGAAGGCACTTGAGGCCACCGGCATTTCTTTGAATGGGCGATCGATGCAAGTCACGGCCACCTATCCTGACATTATCAATAAAAAAGTTCCCGACGAAAATTACACCCTCAACGATTTCCCGGGTCTTCGATGAGTCATCATTGGATGTATCAATATTTCCACAAGCGCTGGACCCCTGAATATGACTGCTGGGCTCATTTCGTTGAGGTTCAGCGTGAGGAGTTTGGGATACATTCATTTGATAACCTGATGGGCATTCCCAAGGTATTGGATTATGTGGGCGCTTTGAACTATGTGAAAAACAATGCTGTGTTCAAAAGGCATTGGCAACCAGTGGAGAAGCCAAAAAATGGGGACGCAATTGTTTTTGGAGGAGGACGCCTTAAATTCCATATCGGCACTTATCTTGATTGTGATACTGGTGGTGTGCTTCATTGTTGTGAATCGCAGGGGGTAACATTTACAAGGTGGAGAGCATTTGTTCAAATGGAATCAGATGAGGAATTTATTTTGAGGCACGCGGCATAATGGCTAAGTTTTCACGATTGATGCACGTTCTTGCGGGTGAAGCCCATGATCTCGAAGAGATTGCGGATGCGAGCCCAGACGATTATTTGAATAAGATCGGGATTGTTGACCGTCAATTCAATAGTAAAACGATTTGTTCAGTCAAACATTCAAGTGGAGAAACTGTTTTTCTAAAGCGTCAAGAATGGTCAGCTAAATTAAAAGAAGATGATTGCTGTGTGTTTACCACTTATCCACAGAGAGACCCACTGAAATCAACTCGGGACGCCATTGGCTTGAAGAAACGCCCATCAATTGGCATTGCCATTGCAGAGCATTTTCTTGGACCTCTATTCCCCGACTTTTCATATAACGGTTCCGAAAAACCTGAAGAAGTCAGGCGTGAAGAATCGCAACCAACTTATGAACTGACAGATCAAAGAAATTCAAATCGACTTGGCCAACCAATCCCAGTTCAGTATGGTCGCATTCGTTCTTATATGGATGTCGCTTCAAAATCTTATACTGAATATATCAGCGACGAACAGTTTCTTTTTGTCCTTCTCTGTGTTGGCCAAGGCCAGTTTGATGTTGAGGATTTGCAGATTGACGACACAGATATCAACAGTTTTGACGATGTGACATTCAATATTCTTGATCCGGGCACGCCGCCTTCACTTGTTGAAGTGGTTGAAAGCTCGCCTGACATCGCTGCAATTGAACTTTTGAGCACGTTCAAGGGCCCATTCACTGCAACTGCGGTGGGCTTTACTGCGAATCGAATTGATTTTGATATTTCGTTTCCCAGTGGCCTGCAAAATGCTGGCGGCAATGAGCAGGTCACTGTAAATATGGAACTGCGAAAGATTGACATCAACGGCGACCCGATTGGTGGATTTTTTGAGATAGATGGTAGCCCGTTTGAATTTGACGAAGCCACAAACGCCCCAATCAATAAGACCTTCACTCATAACCTTGCAGTGGCCGATCAGGGCCGATATGAGGCCCGTGTGAAGCGAATTGGCGACACATCGACTTCGACATCGATCTCAGATAAAGCCGTGTGGTCAGGCCTGAGAGCTTACTCAGCGGATGGCCATCCAGACTATAAAGAACGGACCATGATTGAGATTAAGATAAAGGCCACTGAGCAACTGAACAGCTCGAATTTCGGCATTTTTAATGTGGTTTCAACCAGAAAGATCAATGTTTGGAATGGCGCCACATTCGATTTTGAAACGAGTGTTTCGCCTGTGTGGGCATTTTATGACCTTGTCACCAATCAAGTTTATGGGGCTCGCCTGGATGCGACCAGTATTGATATTGATGAGCTTTTTGCCTTGTCTGAACACCTTGAAGATACTGATTTTTTCAATACTACGCCTGAATGCAATCTTCGTTTTGAGAACGGAATCAGCGCGATTGACGCACTTGCCCAGATTGGCGCAACTTGTCGCTGTCAGGTGTACCAAAAATCCGGGAAAGTTTGGCTGGTCAGAGATGAAGAAAAAGCAGCTATCACGGCATTTTTCACGCCAATGAACATTGTTGAGGATTCATTATCAGTCAGTTGGGAGCTTTCGAGTGTGACTTCGGCCAATCATGTTCGCCTCACTTATTTTGATGAAGTGACTTCACAACAAGAAGAAGTGGCCGGTGTTCAGACTGGTGTGATTCCAAATATTCCTGAAGAAGTCAATCTCAAGGGCGTGACAAATCGGCAATTGGCATGGCAAGAGGCTATGTTTTTGGATGCCCAGAACACGTTCCGAAATAAAATTATTGAATTTGAAACTGATATTGAGGGTTATCTTCCAGATTTCCTTGATCAGATCAGTGTGACTCATGAGAGCCTGGTGGAATTCACAAGTGGCGTGGTCCAAGAGATTGTGGAGCCTGAGATTTTTTTGAGTGAACCGCCTGATTTCAAAGGATCCGAATTCGGTTACATTTCATTCAAGGATAAAGACGGCAAGCAAATTGGCCCATTCACTTGCGTGCCGGGTGATAATTCGTACAAAGTCATCGTGCCTTACTTTGATGAAATTGAGAATCCGCTTGAGCTTCAAATCGATCAACCAGATGTCGAACCAACAGCATTCTCATTTGGCCCGGGTAGCTTCGGTGATTCTTCGCAGATTTGCGTGG